CTAGAAATTAATGTGTTTTTCCCACAAGTCTTCGGTCGCATCTTTTTCACGATCGGTCGTGTGGATATAATGCTTTTGTGAAAAAGAACCGTCATAGTGACCAAGTTCAGCCGCGATTTGTTCGGCATTTGCTCCTGATTCTGCGAGCAGGGTAGCGTGAGTATGACGCAGACCGTGAACCGTGATAAACCGAATGCTATACTGATCAGAAATATCTTTCATCCATTTGCGTGGACGAGAGGGCGTTAGAAACGAGTTCTTGCCCTGCGCGGTAAATACTAGCTGATCAGGCTTAAGTGTTGTTACACCGATGCCAGCGAACCGTGAGAGCTGTTCTTTGCGCCAATCATGCAACTCTTGCATAGTGATTGAATCGATACGAATTGTACGGTACGAGTTTTCTGACTTTGGTTCACCAAGGTAGAGACCATTTTCGTCACGTTTAACAGCATGATTGATCGTGATCGTACGATCGTCGAAGCTTACATCCTGCCACTGTAGTCCCATAGCTTCACCTTTACGGATGCCAGTAAATGCCAGCAAACGTAAGAAAATGCGGGCTTTGTCCCAATCCACAGATGGCTGTTTTTCTACAGCGTCATCGAGCGCATCGATGAATGCTTTGAGTTCATCTTTCTCATAGAAATTCTTTTTGATTTTCTTATCGTTTTTCTTTCTTCGATGTGGGATGATCGTTGCGGACATCGGATTGACTTCAATCAACTGAAGATGAAGTGCATAGTGAAAAATACGATCGGCAAGGCCAATGAACTGTTTGAAGTTGACAAGCTCTCTGTGAACTTGATTGACAAAGTCCTGACAGTCTTGCATCGTGATTTGGTCGATTCGTAAATCCCCGAAAAACGGCAGAATGTGGTTTTTAAACATTGCAGTTGCCTTGTAAAACGTTGGAGAGCGAACGGTTTGTTCATACGCCTTAGACCACACATTATAAACGTCTGTGAATGTTTCTAACCGAACTGGTGTCATTGTCCCATAACGGTCGAAATTGCTCTGTGAGCGCTCATAATCGAGTTTAGCGGCCGCTTTGGTAGCAAATCCACGATGATGGCCTTGAACTTTCTTGCCAGTCTTGGGATTTGTTCCCAGATATGCGTGCCATTTCCATGCTGTTGCTTTATTTTTACCTTTTGTATATTTTTCATAAGTCGCCATTTTTTATCATCCTTTCATGCGCCACACACCGGATTTTTTAAAATGGGAACTGGCATCACCTCCTTTATTGGGGTAAAATTATGTATAGAAAAGAGACCGCTTTTGAAGCGATTGATTTTAGCTGACGTTTCCCGGACTGTCCAAGGTGGGGAGACGTCTTTTTTTTAATTTACAAAGTGCAGTTCAGAGTCACTATCTGAATTCTTCGCAATCACTGTTCCGTCAGGCAATTGAACGACAATTTTTACATTTTGAATGCCGTATTTTGCTTCGTATTTCAGCGAGCGAGTTTGCAAAATATTCATCGATTTTTGAAGTTCGCCATCACTCCAGTTGGCCCAGTCATCATAGCCGGTCCAAGTTACTGTGTTAGTCGAAGCGTCATAAGTGACATCTGTCGCCGTGCCTTTATCCACAGAGGCTAATTTGTCTGCGTATGCTTGCCCTTGATCGGTGGAAGACGAAGACGATGAAGCCACGCTATTTGCGCTTGACATAGAGTCTTTTTGCGTTTGATCTAAAGCGAGCTTCGTGGATTTAATTGATTTTGTTTTGTTCTTTAAACCGGACACGTTACCGTCACTATATTTGTGATTGTAATTTTGAACGGCAAATATCTTTGCAGAATTTTCGCCATCATCGTTAAAGCCCGTTACAAGGCCGAGAGAGATGTCAAAGTCAACTTTTCCATTTTTTACGGACGGCCATTTAACGCTGTTTTTAGCCTCGGAGCTGTTAAATCCGTCTGTCATGACAATAATTTTAGAGCCGTCTGGTGCTTTTGTGGTGCCTTTGACATTCCAATCGTCGCTCATATTTTTGTCTGTAGAAATACTTGTGATGTCGATCGGGTACACCGTAATGTCTTTTTTCTTACTAACTGAAGTCGGCTCTAAATCATGACTATGCTTTGCAGCTTCCTTGCTTGCCGAAGTATTCACTTTTCCGCATCCGGAAAGTAGCAGCAAGCTCACAATACCCAAAATTATTCCCTTTTTCATAATTTCCTCCAATGATATAATATCGTTGTCTACATATATCAAAGAAGTGATCCCTTACTCGCTGGAACGGGTAGGGGATTTTTTTTATTTCAAAAAGTATCGTTAGCGATATCATCCAGAAAATCAAGATTATCGTCTGAATCTTCGGCAATCATTGGTGTAACGTTTCTGTTGTGTTGATTTTGTACCTTTTGCTCCATTTCATCTTGATAATTTTGGAGAATTCCAAGCTCAAAGAAGGTTGATCTTGAACCGCAATAAGGACAGTAACGAGCATTTCCACTTAGTAAATGCTGGCATCCCTCGTTGTCTCCGTTAGCAAAATCTGTAGAATTGTACCGATAGTAGGTCTCATCAGGATTTACACCAGAACATCGATTTACCAAATAAGTTCCACAAATCTGGCAAATATCATTTTCTATTTCTTCATTTTGACAGACTGGACAAATTTTGGCGCGACTATTTTCGTCTAAAATAAATTTGCTATAAATCATAGTCTCTGACTCCTTTTTTTCGTGAAAATTAAACGTTTCTTTGCTTGAAGAAATTGCTAAATCCAATATTTTTCCGCAGATTGGACAGCATCCTATACTTTCCGAATTTAAAAAAGCAAAATAATAATGACAATTTTCGCAAAATGCTCTGTTAAAAACAATGGCCCTACCGTGAGCAGGGTGTGGCTCGTTTAAAAGTCGCTGACCACCTATTCTAAAATTATTCGAAAACACAGTTGGATGAGCCCATGGCTTGCTTTCGAACTCGTCTAAGGCTGTATTTAATGCCGAAGAGCTTACATCAAAAATACATTGCAAATATTCTTTTGGCAATAAAACATCGACCGACTTTAAAACGGGGTATGGAATGAGAATGTTTTGTGCAAATAAATTAGCTTCTTTTTCTAAAACACTATATTCCGATTTGCTCATGCCTTTTCTAATTTTTCCACGTGAAATTCCATTGATGAAGGGATGCTTCAGAATTAAATGCCCAAGTTCATGCGCAATTGTGAAGCGAATTCGTTGTATCGAAAGGGTAGTAGTGTCATCGTTATAAAGAATGATATATTGATTCAATCTATCCCTCATTCCAAGCAGAGCGGCATCAATAGAACCGTCAGCCAAATGTTCTTGTACCCAGTTCTCGTCCGCAGAAAAACCGTGGTCAATGAGCATTTTTGACATTTCAGTATATGTCATAATAGCCACCCCAATCTTGTCAGCTAGTGTCAGAATCGGAAGAGGGGCCACGTTCAAATTGTATTTTGATAAAGTTTTCATTGCAGTATTGCGAACGAAGCTCCATCGAACTTTATTTATCATTGTCATCGAACTTTTCTTTAAAAATTTGTTCCATAATCCCGTCAAGCATAGAAAGATCAGAATCATCAAGTTTACTTGCGTTTCTTGCGATTTTTTGGAGTTTGGGACGATTATCACCATGTGTTTCATCTGAATTTCCAAGCAGATAATCAGTCGTTACTCCAAAATAGTTTGCGATCAACTTGACCTTGTCTGCACTAGCTTTCCCAGTTTTCCATGTAGAAATTATTCCGTTAGAAAGTCCCAGTGTACGCTCAACTTGAGCCAGACTTTCGTGCTTTTCTTGGGTAAGTTCTTTTATTCTCCTATATAAAACACTCTCCATGATTTATCCTCCGAAAATATTTTGCGCTTTGGCTTGACTTCAGAATATATTCGATGGTATCATGTATTTGTGCTTGAGGGAGTACAAAAAATACAACCACCAAATAATTGAACGGTAGTGGGTAAAACGCTTATGGTTACGTGCCGAGTCACGTCTCGATCGGCTTATTTACTACACTCTGATAATAGAATATATTCGGAGAAAAGTCAATAAATGGAGCGTATTTTCTTAGAAAATATTTTATGGAGGTGAAACAATGTCAGTTTATACCGTGGTCAAAGGATTGGCTCAAAAAAAGTCAGTCAGCGTAGCACATATCGAACGCGAACTGAAATTTGCCAATGGATCAATTTCTAAATGGGATAAAAGTGTGCCTCGTGCGGATCGGCTTCAGGAAGTTGCTGATTATCTTGGGGTCACAACTACTTTTATCTTGAATAAATCAAAGGAGGAATCAAAATGAACGAATTGCAAAACTTCGATTTCAAAGGCAATCAAGTGCGAACAGTTTTGATTGATGATGAACCATATTTTGTTGGAAAAGATGTGACAGATATTTTGGGATACCAAAATGGAAGTCGAGATTTGAACACACATGTCGATGATGAAGATAGGCTGCAGTACCAAATCAGTACCTCAGGTCAAATGAGAAAGCAAACGATCATCAACGAGTCAGGTCTATACAGTTTGATTCTTTCCAGCAAGTTGCCATCCGCCAAGGAATTCAAACATTGGGTTACATCGGAAGTCTTGCCCACAATTCGAAAGCATGGTGCTTATATGACGCCAGACACGATTGAGAAGGCATTAACTGATCCGGACACAATCATCCAGCTTGCTACACAACTAAAGCGAGAACGTGAAGGGCGGATGCTTGCCGAACAACAAGTAAACGAACTACAACCAAAGGCCACGTATTATGACCTGATCTTACAGAGTAAATCACTGTTATCGGTCAGTAAAATCAGCAAAGATTATGGCATGAGTGCCCGCAAATTTAATTCGTTGTTACACGAATTCGGCGTCCAATTCAGACAAGGTGACATTTGGTTACTGTATGCAAAATATCAGGACAAGGGTTACACACAAACCTCATCTTACGCGATTGACGATTCATATTCACGTGTATTGACCAAATGGACACAAGCGGGTCGTTTGTTCTTGTATCAACTGCTGAAAGAACACGATCTACTCCCACTCATCGAAAAGGATGGAGTTGCCTAATGCCACAAAGCCTAAATGATTTTATGTGTCTATTCATGGTGGCACTGTTCGTATTTATTCTGATTGCGTCAGCATCATGAAAATAACAAATGAACTAAAGGAAGTGCTTGAGTTGGATGCAAACTTATCAATTTTAAGTGACGCGATGCAGCAACAGATTACCGATCGGATTATCGAGACGAACCGCAAGGCTGTATTGCAATGGCTTGAGTCATTTCAGCAACCGCTACTTACTCCGAAGCAGGCCGAGACGTATATCAACGGCTCATCCAAGAAACTTCATGAGCTTGAAGTAGCAGGGTTGAAACGCGTTCAAGTCGGGCCACAGTGGGTCAGATACGACCGACGTGATATCGACAAAATATTGCTAAAATTCAAAATCTAAAACGCTACACACCGGATTTTTAGGGAGGAAAAAATTATGAAAACACAAGAAACGCTAAAGAACTTATTTGACGCACGAAACTGTTTTGCAAAAGGAAACATTGAATTCCCACACCGTTTCGATGACTTGATTGCCATTACAAACCGGCATATCAAGGAAATAGCGGATAAACAGCGAAAGGAGGTGGCATAGATGGACGGATTAAAAACAACGATTGCGATGGATCTAGGATATTTAATCGGTGAATTAAAATTCGCCGGTGCACCAACAAGCAATATTCCTGAAGAGGTCCTCACACTGACTAAATGTTTAGATTTTGCATATAGCCATGGCAATGATCGTATTGGAGGCTTCATCGACAATGAATTTGACAAATATGAAAAAGCTAATAAATACAGCAAATACGATGAGATTCTAAAAATGTTGAAAAGCTATCACGCCGTTTTAGAGGCACAAAAATAGCCCGTACTGGCATACGGACTCAACAAAAATACTCACAGGAGGATTATAACATGGAATTCAGTCGCGATGAAGTCAGAGAACTAGCGAACGCGGCATATCAACACGGACGAGCTGATATGTATTATCTAACCGCTGTTGCGGTAGGCGAAAATGTTGAAGAAGCATTTTCTCAGCGCAAAAAAGTAAAAAGCCAATATAAAAAGATTCTTAAAAAGCTTGGATTAACGGAGGATGACAAATAATGGCGACTTTATATGAACTCACAGGATTTTATAAGCAACTTCTTGAACTGGAAGAAGACACCGATCCATCAGTCTTTCACGACACGATGGACAGTATCACAGATTCTCTTGAAGATAAAGCAATCGGATATGCAAAAGTAAATGCGCAGTTAAAAGCGGATGCTGCTTCTTTAAAAGAAGAAGAAACGCGCTTGCACGATCGGCGTGTAGCAATCGAAAACAAACAGAAGCTGCTTAAAGAAGCACTCTCACAAGCCATGATTGAAACTGATCAGCGCAAGTTTAAAACACCACTTTTCTCTATCTATATCCAAAAAAATCCGGTGAAAATGGTTATTTCAGATCGGGATAAAATCGATAAAAACTATTTCCACAATGAAGAAGTGCTTGATAGTTCGGCTTTAAAAGATGATTTAAAAGCCGGTAAACAGGTAGACGGAGCGGAACTTCAACAAACAGAAAGCGTGCGAATTCGTTAATGTATAAGCTTCGTGATTATCAGCTAGAAACGATTCAAAAAATCGTAAAAGAAATGAAAAAAGGACATCACTCCATCATGGTTCAGCAACCACCTCGGACTGGTAAAACGGTAATTATGGCTGAAATCGCTAGACGAACTACTTTAACCGGTGGACGTGTACTCTTTATCGTTCACCGCAAAGAAATCGTCGATCAAGTCAAAGAGACGTTTCAAAAGCAGGGCGTCGACATGGATCTGGCTACCGTTGGTATGGTTCAAACATTAACCAGACATGTAGATAAGCTGCCTAAACCGGCTTTTTTGTTTGTTGACGAGGCTCACCACGTTCTAGCGAAATCATATTTACGAATACTTGATGCTTTTCCGGATGCTTACAAGCTACTTTTCACAGCTACTCCGATCCGATTGAACGGTGAGGGGTTCGAGAGTGTAGCGGATGTGCTGATTACAGGAAAATCGGTTAAATGGTTAATCGATCATGATCGACTAGCACCGGTTGACTACTATGCACCGATTGCGATTGATAATACGGCGCTTAAGACGAAACGAACTGGCGAGTTTACTGAAGATAGCATTGAAAAGGCGCTGAAACCAAAAATTTATGGTAACGCCGTTAAAAACTATCAGAAGTTAGCGGCCGGGAAGCAAGCTATTGCATACACCTACAACGTTGCAAGTGCCGAACGATTAGCGAATGCCTTCAATGCGGCCGGTATCAGTGCCAGAGCAGTTTCCGGGAAAACAAATAAGGATGAACGGAATAAAATCGTTTCCGACTATAAAGACGGCAAGATTCGGATCGTGACTAACGCTGAATTGTTTACTGAGGGCATTGATTTGCCCAATGTGGATTGCGTGATCATGCTTCGACCAACTCAATCACTGTCACTATTCCTGCAGTTTTCAATGCGCTCGATGAATCCGCGAGAAGGTAAAACAGCGATCATTATTGACCATGTGGGCAATGTGGAACGGTTTGGACTTCCAACGGATGACCGCGAGTGGTCACTTACTGGAACTGCTAAAACCGAACAATCAAGCTCTGCTGTTCCCGTAAAATCAGTTTCTGTTTGTCCAGAATGTTTTGCAACGTTTTATCGAAAAGGCGATACATGTCCATTTTGCGGGGCAAATCTTGGTGAAGAAAAAAAGATTGAAGTAGTAGAAGACGCCGAATTAAAAAAAGTCATTGCTAAACGTAAGGACCGTGTAAAAAAAATTATTGAAAACAATGCCATACGAGCAGTTGCTGATAAGAAACCAGGCGATTTACACTCGATGGCTGAGCTAAAAGCTTATGCAGAATTACACAACTATAAAAAAGGCTGGATTTACTTCCAAGCAAAAGCGAAAGGACTGATAAAACAATGATTTTACCAAAAAATCGGCCACATCAAACTATTGACACACCGCACAATTTCTTCATATACGGTGCGACGATGAGCGGCAAGAGCTATTTAGCTGGACATTTTCCAAACCCAATTTTTCTCAATACTGATGGGAATTCACTGGCAAATGAAGCACCCTCGATTCAGCTCAAAAACGATTTAAAAACTGGTCAATCAGTTATTGAACAACTTGACGAGTTTACAAAAGAAATCGAAACGATGAACAGTCAAGATGATTATGGATATGAAACTATCGTAATCGATGTTATTGATGATGTTGCTACATTGATTGAACAAGCAATTTGCCAAAAAGCTAATGTCAAAGCTCTTTCAGATATTCCATACGGCAAGGGCTACGCCACATTCAATTCGGTATTACAGGGACTTGTGATGAGCTTGAAAGCTATGCCAGTCAATGTGATTTATATCAGTCGAGTTGCTGAGAAAATTGAAGACGATGGCAGTACAAAAGAAATTCCATCGTTGAAAACTAAGTATTATAACATTGTGAATGGCAATTGCGATTTAGTCATTCACACTCAACAAATCGGATCACGTTATCTTCGTACGATCGACAAGAAACGAAAAAATTACTACGAAAGCAAAATCGATGATTCAAATATTTTAAGGCTTCTAAAAGCCATTCCTGGAGCAATTACAAAAGAACAAAAAACAGAAAAGGTAGGTAAATAACTATGAGTTTACGTGATATTGCACAAAAGAGTTTAGCAGGTTTCGATGCAAAGAAAGATTCAGTTTCAGCACCACAAGGACTACCAGCTGGAGAATATACAATGATCGTCACTAAAATTGACCACCGTGTATTTGACTCCGGCTGGGATGCCTTTGGAATCACTTTCGAAGTCGTAGAAGGCGATGAAACTGGGCGGCATGAAAATGTAAATATTTCATTTGCTGAAACATCCAAATCAGGCAAACCGATCCCAGATTTTGTACTTGATCGAAATATTAAGTTTGCCAGCAAACTGGGTGCACTGCTGGGCGTGGATATTACCAGCGATGATTTTGCTTTTGACAGTGAAACGGATATTCATGAACATCTGGCTCAAAAGATGCACGGCCAAGAAGGCAAACTTGTGAAGTTGGAAATCATTGAATCACCTAATAAGAAAGACCCTTCACATCCCTATCGTAACTATGATTTAAAAGAAGCTGAACAACCAGAAACAATTGATGTCAAAGATGATGACCTTCCATATTAATTAGATAAAACGCACACGTCGTATACGTCGAATGGGGTGAGAAGCCCATTAGAAACGAGGCAATGATGAAAAACCTAGTTAATTACGCGGTTAGCTATGCCCAGCATGGATTCAGTGTTTTGCCCATGATTGGCAAAAAGCCGCTGATCAAATTTGCGGATCAGCCTCCTTTAACAGTCGATGAGATCGAAAATTTATGGAAGAAAAAACCTTACGCCAGCATCGCGCTTCGAACAACAAACTTCTTCGTAGTTGATATTGACCGGCACGAAGACGGCGCAGACGGCTTCAAATCACTAAAAGAGTACAACCACCCCGAACAATTTAAAAAAACGTTAGCCCAAAAAACGGCTGGCGGGGGCAAGCAGCTTTTTTACATGAAGGACGGCGATATCGTTCAACAAAATATTGGCTGGCTTCCTGGAGTCGATATTAAAGCTCACATCAATAATTATGTGGTCGTTGCTCCAAGCGAAAACCATGGCAAGCAATATAAATGGTTGAATCATGAGCCTATCGTCAAGCCTTCTTCTGAGCTCATTACAGCGATTAACAAACGCTCTGAGTCTGATTACACGCCGACGGCTTACTCACACTCAGAGGGGCATTCAGCAACCGCAGAACTATTTGAAAAGATTGTTAACGGTCTGGGGGCAACAGGTGGACGTAATAATGCTCTTGCTTCATTTGTCGGCGGCCTCCTTTTCAGAGATGTAGGAGCTGAAGAAGTCTATCGGCTTGCACTAATTGCAAATAATAACACGGAAAGTCCACTTCCAGAAAACGAGGTCAATCGGACGTTTGAATCAATGCTTAAGAAAGAAATGCGTAGAAGGGAGGCTGAAAATTGAGTGTAGAAGAAACAATTAAAAAATACGATGAAATGAAAAACAACGTTGAGCCAATGCCGATTCAGGGCTTTCGAAAAAATGATAAAGGTAAAATTATTGCAAACAGCATTCAAAACATTGAATTGATTTTAGAACATGATCCTTTGCTGGCACACAAGATTGCTTTTAATGAATTCACATACGAGATTGAATTATTAGAAGATATTCCAGAACTGATGCTTGAAAAAGGGACGATCGATGATGATTATCCACCTGCAATACTTGGCTACATCGAAAAGAAATATCATGTACTTTTCAAAGACAATTTACTTCGAGGGGCATTGACCAATGTGGCACGGCGGAACGTATTCAATCCAGTTCTAGACTATTTTGAAGAATGCGAAAAGAATTGGGATGAAACCATTCGCAGCGCTTCATTATTACCAGATTTTCTTGGAGTTGAAGCTTCACCAGTCACCACTCTTCAAACACAAATATTCTTTGTTGGTGCTGTAGCAAAGGCCTATCATCCTGAAATGAAATTCGATTATGTTCTCGACTTAGTCGGAGGACAAGGGGCCGGCAAAACAACATTCTTAAAGAAAATGGCAAATGGTTGGTACACTGATCAATTCACTGATTTTGAAAATAAGGATAACTATTCCAATATGCTGCGCGCCTTAATCGTTAATGATGATGAAATGACTGCTACCAACCATTCAAGTTTTGAAGTATTAAAGAAATTTATCAGTTCTGAACAGCTTGAATATCGTAAACCATACGGCCACATGGCTGTAAGACGCTATAAATCATTCGTTATGGCTCGTACCACTAACGAATTAACATATTTGAAAGATAAAACAGGCGATCGGCGTTTCATGCCGAACCTTGTCAGCAAGGAAAGACAGAAAAAATCACCGCTTACTGATTTAACACCTGAATTAGTTGCGCAACTTTGGGGCGAATTTACAGCAATTTATCGTGATGGATTTAGTTTCTTGCTTTCAGATGATGAAGAATCAATGCTTGAAGAACATCGCAAAGATTTCATGTACATCGATGCTGAAGAAGAAGCAATTGATGATGTACTTCAAAAATGGAACGGTGATTTTATCACAAGCGCCGATATTGCTTTACAATTAGGCGAAGATAATTTAGTTAAGAATCGTCAACTGGCTAAAAAAATTAAGTACGTGATGGACAACCATTATGGTTGGACCGCTGATCATCAAAAAGTAGGAAAAAGTGTGAAAAGAGGATATAGACGCTAAAAGTTTACACTAATTTACACTAATTTCGTCGAAGTGTAAACCAGCTCAATCTTATGCGCCCCAACGGGTACAGCTATTGTGTTTACACTATTACACTATTTATATATATAAATAATAAATATATATATATATAGGGGGGTATAAGGGTATAGAAAAGTTTGGAAGTGTAATTTTAGTCGAAAACCGATTAAATCCCTTGGGAGAGTAAGAAAATCTAGTGTAAACCTTAGTGTAAACAAGTGTAAATAATTATGACTGAAGAACACAAAATACAAAACGATATTCGCGTGGCTGTATCAGCTCATGGCTGTACAATTTTCCGCACCAATGTGGGCAAAGTCAAAATGCAAAACAACAGGTGGTTTGACACTGGACTACCGCGTGGTTTCCCCGATTTATTCGGGTTCAAGCATTCGGACGGAAAGATATTTTTCATCGAAGTAAAAAACGAAAACGGACGACCGCGTCCAGATCAAATTAAGTTCCATGATTTTTTAACTCGCGTGGGAGTAATTCATGGAATTGCACGATCGTCAGAAGATGCCTTAAAAATCATTGATGAGGAGTTAGTTGGATATGGATATTAAATTTCGCGCGTGGCATTACGTCAACGGAAAACAGCATGACTGCTTAGATAAATTGGAGGGATAAAAATGAAAGTAAAAGTAAAAGGGTTTATAAATAGTGCAGCTCAAAATGGCCTTGTTCGCTCACGTTATAACCACGATTCAATGGAAACGGAGTTGAACGTTGCTGCAAGTTTTAAAGATGTTGACGTCCAGCCAGAGCCTGTCGAACTGCCGCAAGAAATCGGAAAAGAAATGGATAGATTGCAGCATAATGGGCTTTCTTTTGCAGAGTATATTTATGCGATGCGGGAGCTTGAACTTACTGATAAAAGCAGCGAACGGCTTCTCATGCAGGCTTGGCTATTCGGCTGGGTGGCGAAGCCGGCCGAGGAGGGCAAAGATGACTAAATATCGCAAGGCAGCACTGATTGAAGCAGGAATGATTAAATATGGTGTTGGATATTCCAAACGTGATACGGCTTTCTACGTATTCAATTTGTTTATCATTCTTGGCCTATGCATAACTTTTAAGGCGATTGCAATGGTATTGTGTGGCATTGATTTGGTTGGACTGGAAATTAAATATGGAGGTGCTGGTCGATGACAACAATCCCCGCTAACGTGATCCATTCGATGAAGAAGCTCGATTCAATGGTTGACGATTTAAATAAGCATTTAGATTATTTTCCAGAAGGTAAAATCTATCAATACAAGTTTACTTGGTCGGATATTTCTGATTCTAATGAAGATATGCAAGTTGTTGAGAAATATTTCAGGGGTCTCTCAGATGAGAAAAAGATTTCTTATTCGAATAAAAACGAAACACTTACTATGATTGATAGTTTTTTGCTGAAGAACCGCAACACATTCACGCCGCCGACACTTGCTAAGAAATTAGGCATTGGTGTTGCCGATGTTTATAAGCATTACGCGCTGCTGGGCATTAAGGATTATAAACACAAGCTACGGGTTAAAAACAGCAGAGCTCATTTCAAACAATTTGAAGATAATTTTATCGTTGCAAATTATGGACAAATGAGTATTTACGAAATGACGAGAAATATTCATCATGGTGCAGGAGCAATCAAGAAGGAGATTGCAAAGCTGATTTCAAATGGACGTATTAAAGAGAAGGCGACTAAATGATTTATTATTTGATAGCTATTTTGGACGGTAATGGCGAAAAATTAGGTAAAGAGCTGCTAAATGATTTATCCGATCGTGGTTATATTCTCTTTGACCCAATACGCTTAACTGTCAAAGGTATGAACCTAGTTTATCCATATCTATAAGGAGGCAGACACACATCAGAACGTCGATAAAACACGCTGTCGAGGACATACTACGCGACTACCCGTATTTACCCACATACATCAAAAACCGCCGAGAGGAGCTGTTACACCCTATAGAAGACGTTGATGAAAATGTAGGTGGTAGCCGCGGAAATAAAATTAATAAACCGCAAGAGCAGATGATTATCACACTTGATGATGACCGGCAGCTGCACGCACTAGAACGCCAGCAGAATACGATCGCGGCAATGCTGGAGCACACCGACCACGACACTCGTGTGATACTCAAGGAGTTATACTTCAAGAGGTATCCGCAGTACACCATGGGTGGACTAGCACAACAGCACCTTATCTACTGCAGCCGTGCGTCAGGGTTTAGAAAGCGCGATGCATTTGTTGAAGAGCTATCTAAAAACCTTGGTATGTATGTGGCCGAGCGGTAGATTAAATTGAGACTGACAGCACTTGTATACATGCTAAAGTAGTATCGTAGATGATTGAGCGATCGAGTATCCGCCTCGGCACCTCGTCATCTATATCTGATTTATACAAATCGGCAGAAGCATAGATCGCGATGGTGTAGGATCAAATCCTACTGCTTCTGTTAAAGCTGGCGGAACAGTAAATGAGGAAGCCAATGTAGAAGGCCAGCTTTAAAACTCTCTCTGTCCGTGGAAAAGACAGTGAGACTTAACTATATAGACGGCTGATGGGCAGTATCCTAGCTTACACGGATCGAACCCAGAGGTTATCTGTAATCGCGTGGCGGAATAGGCAGACACTAGAACGTTAAACGGTAAATCGAGATTGTGGACTGACGAGTTGACAAGCTAGAGCGTCCAACAACGGAGCTAGACCAGTCATACAGGGTGCAAATCCTTGCCGTGATTATTCCCACCTTTTTGCTTTGTTAAAGAACGCAAGCAAATAAATTAAAGCACACGCTAGCATACAGGCGAGAGAACATGCGGGTCTGTTCTAAACCCATTAAAGGGATTGCGCACGCTACCCGAACTGGCAGTAGGGCAATCATTGATACCAATCGGCATCCGCTTATGCGGGTGTTTTTTATTTGGAGGTAAACATATGACAAAGCCAATCGTTAAAGCAACACGGATCCCAGACGTTCAAGATGCACTCACAGTTAATATCGACAAGAACGCCACCTTTGATGAACTCTCGGCGGTTGCTAAACAGATTGCTACTTATGCAATCTCAGGTATCATTCCGTTAGTTCGTCAAGATAAACCAGAATTAAAGAACGATGAAGTTATTGAGACTGCCATTCAGATCTATATCTCGATGATTTACTCAGCAGCAAAGGAGGACTATCAAAGTGAAGGTAGCATATAGAATCAGAAATGATTATAAGGTTCCAGAAGTCTACATTGATGGTGATAGAGTCATGATCGAGCGTTGTTATTATGACTATGAAACGTTGAAAGATACTCCACTCAGCGGATTCTCCCATTTCAAAGCTATTGCTTTTTATCATGACAAACGATATATGATCAGCTTCAATAATAATACTGGAGAGGCAACCATAGATGCCACGTGCTAGACGTTGTCGTTATCCGAACTGTCATGGCATTGCCATGCTTCCTGATCACTATTGTGCACGACACATAGAGCATGAAGCAGAGTACCTAGCCAAGCGTGAGCAGTGGCACGCACGACGCAGTGCTATTAAGACCAAACACTACAACGACACGGCACGGCAAGCGACCGAGCAAAAGGCCGAACAGAACGCCTACTATCACAGCCGAGAGTGGAAGCAACTGCGTGAGTTTGTTCTTCAGCGTGATAGCTACATCGACCAGTACGCCAAGCTGGTCGGCATTATCCAGCCGGGGAAGTTGGTCGACCATATCGTGCCGATTGAATTCGATTCTAGCCTTCGCGATGACCCTGATAATTTGATAACGACTTCTTATCAATTTCATTACAAGAAAACAAAGTGGGAGCAGGATTACTACGGAACGGGTGCGAACAATAAGTTAAAGTGTGTGTCACCTATAAGAAATGTGTATGACTTACCTTTCCTGCGAAAATAAAAAAGGCCCCCGCCCCTACTGTGAGTAGGAGAAGCGCACACAGTGAAGTCCGCTCGTAAAAAAATGCCAAAAATTAAAAGTTTTCGATAAAAAGTGAGGTGAGAGTGGATGAATCCAAGAAATGCTGGACGTAAGAAGAAGTTAAATGCCACAGACGATGACCGCAAGTACCAACGCGAGCAGTCTAAGGAATTCAAGAAACAAAATGAAAACTTTTCTGAAATCTCTGAAACTCCGCCTACTTATTTGGACGGCGTAGCTAAAGCGGCATGGCGAACGATCGTTCCCGAATTGAAAGGGAACGGTTTGCTCAGAAATATCGACCGCTATGAGCTGGAGCTCTTCGTGAAGAATTATTCGGCCTATCGTAGTGCCGAGAAAGCTCTGCAAAAGTTTGGCGCCGTCTATGAAAACGATAAAGGAAACTTACAGAAAAACCCCGCGATGAACGTTTTAGATACGACTACGAAGTCGATGAAGTCGCTTGCTAGTGACCTTGGCCTAAACTTCAATTCGCGTGCTGAAATGCTTAGTAATCGCAAGCCTGACGACGATGAGGTCGATGTGGGCAAGCAGTTGCAGGACTTACTGGGGTAGGAGGATTCTAAGGATGAATTTGAATGAGATTTTAGGTGTTCGCGAATCGTATGAGGTTCCGACCGCCTTGATGAACGCTTTAATTGTTCGATGAAAAAGTACTTATTGCAAAACATGCTTATTTAAAGGCAAAAAACATGGATAAAATCGACTTACTGAAAACTAAAGATGTCCTCGGCGCTTATCGCTCACAGGACTATACGAAAATAAAGGCTAAGTATACCGACCCTGGTACGCAGTATGCTTTTTCAGTCCTTGACGGGAAGCAACTGTCTGGCTACATGATGAAGCTAGCTTGCTTCCGCCACCTCCAAGACCTTAAGCGCGCCGAAACAGACAGCCCCGACTTTCCTTATCACTATGATCTTAAGAAAGTCAGGGCTATCTTAAACTTCGCTAAGCTTTGCCCTGATGTGGAAACGGGCAAGCCGAGTGAGCTCATGCCGTGGCAAAAGCTCATCTTGTGTGAGCTCATCGGCTGGCGTGACGTCAACGGGAACAAACGTTTTGCACAGGCTATCGTGAGCGTCGCCCGTGCGCAAGGCAAGACGTACTTCGCTTCGATCATCGCTTGCTACTCTTTGCTTTTAGAAACGATTGGCAAGGAAAATCAGGACTTGCTTGTCGCTAGTAACGTCACTTCGCAATCGCAGAAGCTGTTTGGCTACGTTACGACAATGGTCAATAAGCTCATCGACACCGTACCGGCTTTCGGTCAGCTTGCGAAGCAGTGGGACTTACAGCCACAGCATGATCAAATCATCGCTAAGAAGCCCTATAATCGCCTTGTACGGCTCTCTAACGAATCCGGTAAGTTTGATAGCTACCATTTTCTAACCGCCGTATATGATGAAATCGGGGAGCTGAAGGACGACAAAAACATCTCTAAGATCACGTCCGGGCAAGTTCACGTTGACGATAAACAATTCATTCAAATCTCGACGGCATACCCTGACCCTAGCGTCACATTTCATTCCGATGAAGATATGCTTCAAGAAGCCATGGAACAGGACTATAAGCGTGAAGCTGATACCTATCTCTGCCTTGTGTGGGCACAGGATAGCCTTGATGAGACCTTTAAACCAGACACTTGGATAAAGTCTAACCCGCTTTTAGGACTTCCTAGCATGCACGACAAGCTTTTTAAAGGCTTGATGGACGAGCGTGATACGAAGCTTCTACAAGGAAAAATCGCGGATTTTCAAAACAAAAATATGAATGTTTGGCTTCAAGAGGACGTCGACAGTTACTTGAAACTCGATGAAATCGAAAAGGCCACCATTTCGCACTTTGATATCCGTGGACGGGACGTGTATATCGGCTACGATCTCTCAATGTCGAGTGATAACACGGCTTTGGGCTTCGTTTTCCCGTACTTCGAAGGCAACGAAAAAAAGTTTCACGTCCGTCAATTCAGCTTCATTCCATGGCATGCCGCGGGGTCATTGGAAGCAAAAGAAAAGCAAGACGGCATCGCCTATCGGGACTTGCCAGACTTTTGCAAAATCACTAGTCACGAACAGGGCCTTATCTCGCTTGATGAAGTCTACGCGTGGCTTTTGGATTTCGTGCATGAAAATAATCTGCACCCGGTTGGCTTCTTCTACGATGCGTGGCATATGGACTCAATGGTCCAGTCACTCGATATGAACACGAATTGGCAAATTGTACCAGTTCGCCAACGCACAAGCGAGCTGAACGACCCGACAAAATTTATGCAGAAACTCTTTATCGAAGGCAATATCACACGCCTTGATGACCCTATCATGGCAAAGGCACTGCAAAACGCCGTACTAGTATCTGATACGATTGGAATTCAGGTCGACAAGAAACGTGCCACGTTAAAAATTGATGTGGTCGACGCGCTTATAGACGGCTTTTATCAAGGTATGTACCACTTTGAAGATTTTGCCGATGTAAACGACAAATCGAAAGAGTTTGAACGCATGTCTGAAACCGACGTACAAAAATGGATCGAAGAAAACGGCATTGAATTTTAAAAAAGGTGGTGAGAAAGTGGTCAAACAACTGAAGAAAATGCTCTTAAGAGGAGTGATCTGGGTCATCGACTATCTGTCGACGATCCTTTTTTTATCCGGTCTGATCATCGGGAACACCGCAATTTTCCGTCATGATAGCTTTTTTGGAAGTCTTACGATCGCCGCAAGTCTGATCCTTGTCGCCTTTATCCTTGACCGCGCGAATAGCGGGAAAGGAGGTGATAAATAGTGTTTTTTAGGAAAATGAAAAATTTGGTCGACGCTAGTCAGACCGTGTCACTCTCCGACCCGGCTTTGATCAACTTCTTTAATCCGGGCAAAACGTGGAGTTACGTGTCGGCTGACAAGGCCCTCGAACACTCTGACTTGTACGCGGTCATCTCTCTGATCAGCTCTGACTTAGCACGGGCCGACTTCAACAGCGCGAAAAAATCAGTGCAAGGACTCATCAATAATCCAAGTCCACTGACGAACCGCGCGGCCTTCTGGCAAGCAATGTATGCCCAATTACTGCTAGACGGAAATTCGTACGCGTATATCTGGCGCAACATCAACGGCACACCGCTCTATCTCGAGTATCTGCGGCCGTCGCAAGTGCAAGTGAAATTACTCGATGATGGGTCAGGGCTGGTTTATGACCTCACTTTTGACGAACCTAGCGTTGCGATGAAAACCAACGTTCCGGCAAGTGATATGATTCACTTTCGTTTGATGTCTAAGAACGGCGGAAAGACGGGTGTGAGTCCACTCTATTCCCTCACTGTGGAATTGAGCTTGCAGGACTCATCTAACTCGCTGGCCCGTGACGCGCTATCTAGTGCGATCAATCCGACCGGTATCTTGAAACTCAATAAGGGTTCACTTTTGAACGCCGGCCAGAAAGCGGCCACACGTCAGTCTTTTGTGGACGCCAACAAGGGCGCTTCAGGGCCACTTGTCCTCGATGATCTCGAAGACTATGTGCCGCTTGAAATCAAAACGGACGTATCGAAGCTTCTCGACTCCACGGACTGGACTGGCGATCAGATCTCAAAGGTCTACCACGTTCCGAAGGATATGACTGGGACCGAGTCCGAGCATTCAAACATCGAACAAGTAATTCAGCAGTATAACACCACGATCGGGCGCTACAGTGAGCCGGTCGTAAGTGAGCTGGAAAACAAGCTGCACTCTGATGTGAGTGTTGATGTGAAGCAGATCATCGACATAGACGGCTCGCGGCTTGAGAAACGCGTACGTGGACTACGGCTGGACGGTATTATCTCAAGTGAGTTAGCTCAAGAGATCCTTCTACGGTCTAACTCCGATGTGCTGACCCAGCAAGATATCGACGCCGCACTTAGTGCCGGGAAACCTATCATTCCGCCAGCAACAGAAAAAACATCGAAAGGAGGTGAACCAGATGGGGGAACAGGAAGTTATTGATGTAACTGCCGAGATCGTGGATAACGACACCGGCTTTTTCTATGACTACTTCGGCATTGGTGCTGTATATCCGAGCAAAATCAAGCAGCAACTTCAAAACGCTAACGGACAAGATGTGACGGTAAATGTCGCTAGTCCAGGCGGTGATGTGTTTGCTGCAAGCGAGATTTACTCCGCAATTCGTGGGTATCAAGGCCACGTAACGGTCAACATTCAAGGAATGGCCGCTAGTGCCGCTAGCGTTATCGCGATGGCAGGAGATACAGTCAATATTGCACCGACAGCGATGATCATGATCCACAACGCGCAAACGATCGCGCAAGGCGATTACAACGCGTTTGATAAGACTTCGGATATGATCAAGAAAGTCAATGGCTCGATTGTAAATGCCTATGTCGCAAAGACCGGCATGAGTGATACGGACTTACTCAATATGATGAATAGGGAAACTTGGATGACCGCTCAAGAAGCAGTCGATAACCACTTTGCCGACGCAATCATGTTTGAAAACAGCAAAGCACCGCAGTTTATCAACTCTGCCGCGCCAATTTTGAGTCGCGATGGCTTGGATAAATTTAAATCCTTGCTGAAAAATAGCGCCGTACCGCAAGCCAACAATCCAGAATTGCAAACCGACGAGCCAGAACCGCAAAACACTGAACAGCCAGCTTCTTCTAACTTACAGAAGAAACTGGCTATTTTAATGCACAAAAAATAAGGAGGGTCACACATGACCATTGATGAATTAAATAACACATGGATCACTGCCGGGCAAAAGGTCTCTGACTTAAACGCCAAGGCAAATCGCATGCTCGTGGATGACAACGCCACGGAAGACGATGTCAAAAACGTTCAAAAAGAAATCGCCACTGCAGAAAGCAAGCGGGACTTGGCTAAGAACCAACTCGACGCCGCACGCGCTGCCGAAGCGGTAAGCGACAAAAAAAACAAAGAACCTTTAAATCACGAAGAAAAGAATTTGAAACAAAAATTCGTTCGTGATTTCGTCGATATGGTTCAAGGCGACCCAAAGATCGTCAACGAATTGAAGTCTGACTTGGATGAAAACGGCAACGGTATCGGCTTAACGATCCCTCAAGATGTGCAAACGACTATCAACTTGCTGAAGCGCCAATTCAACTCTTTGGAACAGTACGTTGACGTCCAAAAGGTCGGTACTAAGTCCGGCTCACGCGTCATGGAATCCTTAAGCGACATCAAGCCAATGGATAACTTAGACGCCGAAGACGCTTTGATTCCTGACTCTGATGAACCAAGCTTCCACTTGGTCAAGTACTTGATCGCACGCTATAGTGACATCTTGACGCTTACAAATACTTTGCTCAAGGACACCGCCGAAGATATCCTTGCATACCTTAATCAGTGGATCGCTAAGAAGTCTACGATCACACGTAACACAAAGATTTTGTCCGTTTTAGGTACCTTGCCAGCCGCACAGAAAAAAGCTGTTACGACAATTGACGACATTAAGACGATTGCAAATGTCAATCTCGATCCAATGATCGCGGCAACTTCTATCTACATCACAAACCAAAGTGGTTTCGATATTTTAGATCACGTCAAGGACGCCGAAGGCCGCTACGCTTTACAACCAGATCCAAAACAACCAACTCAAAAAACGCTCGGTGGAAAGCCTGTCGTAGTTATTTCTGACAAATGGTTGCCAAAAGATGGGGCTAACTTCCCGCTCTATATCGGGGACTTAAAACAAGCCGTAAAGCTTTGGGACCGCGAACAAATGAGCTTACTTTCAACAAATATCGGTGCGGGTGCCTTCGAACACGATCAAACAAAGATTCGCTTTATCGACCGTTTTGACGTCACTCTTTGGGACCAAGAAGCTGTCGTATATGCTACTTTCTCAAAGATCGCGGATATGACACCGTCAGCCGGTACAGCGACTACATCTGCGTCAACTAAGTAAGCGAGGTGAGGTCTGATGACGGCAACGCTTGACGATCTGAAGAACTCGCTCCGCTTGGATAGTGAAGCCGACGACAAACTGCTGACTGGCTTTCTATCAGCCGCGCAAAGTTGGATAAAAAATGCCGTTGGCACCGATGACGTGGAATTCTACGCCCGTCCGAACGTGTCCGACTTATACGACACTGCGACCCTTGCGATTGCTAGTGCTTACTATGAGCGTCGGTCTGCTGCGACACCTAGCGTGTCAAATCAGGTCAACCTCGTATCTAATAGCATTATCGGTCAGCTTCGTGGCGAGTATAGCCGCGTCCAACGTGAAAAGAGTGAGCAAGATGGCTAAAAATATCAATCCTTCGCGCTTGATCTACCGTATCCAATTCGGTTCGATCGAGCCCAATGTGCCGGACGATAATGGTATCTATCATGAAGAATTCGTAACTGGCCGCGAAGTGTGGGCGGGACTATATCATCTGACGCAGAATCAGCGCTACACCTTAGCCGGTCAGGACGTCAGCCAGTCAATTGCCTACTTCGTTCGTCACGACATGGGGCTTATGAATTACAGCCACGTCCGTGTGGATAAGACAGTCTATCAGGTCATCGACTACGCGCCCGACTCGGACAACGCTCACAACTCTTTTGACGTTGTGACACTGAAGGCGGTGAAGAAGCGTGGCTGAAGACTTTGACGGGCTCAACGCTTGGCTTGACGATATCAAGAAGGCCGTCACTTTGACGACCGCACAAAAAGCGGTTATCACATCGGCCGGTGCGGCTGCCTTTGCAGAGGTTTTGAAACGCAATACTCCACGGAGTAAGCGCAACAAAACGGAGCATTTAGCCGATATGATCACTTATAAACCGGGCTTCGACATTGAAGGAAACTTCACGGGTAACACCGATGTGGGCTTCAAAAAAAGCAAGGCGTATATCGCACGATTTTTGAACGATGGGACTAAGAAGATGAGTGCTACGCACTTCTTTGATAAGACTGTCGATGAAGCCCTTGTCGCCGCTCAAGAAGCCGAGGCCGCCGCTTACTACACGATCGTGGGAGGTGGTCTCGATTAGCTATGTAATGGATTGCGTCCGTATGGTGCAGACCGCGAAGCTTGACGGTATCGACTTTGTTTTCCCACGAGCGATACCGTCCAAGTATCAGGACGACTTAGAATCGAACATCGTTTGTATCACTGAAATCCGTGACTTGCCGGTCAGCTATGGTAGTGATCGGTCTACGAAGAAGCTTCAGGCCGTGGGCGTCAATGTCTACTACGGTTCGGGCAACACTGTGAACACGGAGGACTTAGAAGACCAGCTTACCGGACTTTTCGAAGCTCATAAGTGGTACTGCATATACTCGCCGGGGTCAACGCTTGACCCCGACACAAATCAATTGACGAAAATATTTCAATTTCAGAGGACTAAGCGGAAGCTTTAGTCCTTTTTTATATAGGAGGAAAAAACTATGGCAACAGTAGGTTTACGTGCATTTGCACTCGCTTTACTTGATCCCAAAACACATCAAGTCATCTCCGGTAAAGACGCTGGATTGACAGAATCCGGCGTATTTATCGCTGATTTAAGAACATCAAAAGGTGCTACGACCGCCAACATGGCGAACCTTACAGGTACCGTCACTAAGAAATACGGTTCTAACGGTGTGGCTTATACGTCCACAGGCGCCGCAGAACCGACCGTAACACTCGGTGCTAATGACTTGCCACACGATATCTTAGACAAGTGCTTAGGCCGTGTTGCCAATGGTAAAGGCATGGCCTTGCAGTATAACAAAACAAACTTACCTGACTTGGCTTTGCTCATCGCTACAGATTCACTTGACGATGATTTCGGTGTGTTCTTCAGCTTCTTCAACGGTAACGTGTCACTTCCAAGCTATAACGTACAAACAAACAACCAAAGTGCCCAAGAAACGAACGATTCGATGACTTATACTTCAATCGCTCGTGCTTCCGATGGTGCCGCTTATGGCGTGTTCTATGGTGCAGATACCGGCTTCGATAGTGCTGCGATGATGAACGAAGTGTTCCCCGGTGCAACCGAAAAAGAAATCCCAGGCTTTGGTATGATCTCCGGTAATGATCCTACAGACGGGCAAACAGCCTAATTTAAATGGAGGTTTAATTTATGAAAATTCGTATTGATACGCGTGACGTGGGCCTGAAACGGCCCATTTTTATTACGCCTACTCACAAGATTGTACGTCTTATCGTGAGCGCCAACCGCGCTATGGCGCGCTATGACACTATCAGTGAAGGTATGTCTGACGATGAAGTCATCGAGATCATGTATGAAGCAATGCAAAAGCCGCTTGACGCTTTGACTGATATCCTCGGCTTAAGTGAAAAAGAACGCGACACACTTGATAGCTTGCCGGCCGAAAAATTCACCCAATTCGTGTCCTATGTCACAACGATGATTTGGACGAATGGAAAGGGGCGCGACGAAGAAGTCAAGCCTGAAAAAAGTCAGCCCGCGAAGAAGACTATTCGAGCTGGACGGCATGCTCGCCGATCTTGATTTCAACGAAAAAGAAGCACTGATCTATCTCCACATCTCACCTAGCGAGTATGAGAAGGAAGACTACTTCAACATGAACCGCGTTTTAGCCGCTAAGTCGCCTGAAGAACGGCCTGTCGATCCGATGTCGCTTGTACGGTCGCTTGGTTTAGGTAACGGCGAAACTAAGCAAGGAAGGAGGTAAAGTAAATGGCAGGAAATATTCCGGGACGTGAGATCGCGGCACATGTGTCCTTAAACGGCACGGTCGAATCCACGACCAGCTTGCGACAACTCCGCGACTCTGTATCTGCCCTCACGAATTCATGGAAGGCACAGCAAGCCGAACTTCGGTCTGCTGGTGATGCTACCGCCGCCGCAACTGCTAAGGTAGACGGCTTAGGCCGGGCTATGCAAGCGCAAGAACAGTATATCCAGCGCTTGCGGTCTGAACAAAGCCAGCTCGACGCTTCTACGGCTGACGGTGCTGATAAATTTGCCAAGTATGGCAAGGATATCGCGTCGGCTTCAAAACGCTTGGAGTCCATGCGTGGGCAGTCAGATCGTGCTAAAGAGTCGCTCGAGTACTATAAGAGTGGCTTGGCAGAGCTCCAAAACACCATGCGTAACAGCAATCAAATCGCTGAAACGCACATCAAATACTTGCGTGCAACTGGTCAAGAAGACCGCGCGAACGCCGAAGAAACGAAAAATCTCGAAGACAAAATCAAGTCTTTAAATGACATTCGAAATGTAGAAGTATCTAAGCTCACGCGGGTCGCAGTCGAATCAGGCAAAGACTCACGGGCCTATGCCGATCAGCGGTCTAAGGTCAATGAACTTGGCGCTGATATCGCCAAGTCGAACACAAAACTCGACGAACTCACGTCCTCACTTTCCAAAAATCGCTCAACGCTCGAAAATATGACGTCTGTATCAGACAGCTATGTCAATATGCTTCGCGCCCAAAAAAAGGCACATGAAGCCGATGTGGTCGAGCTGAAGAATTTGCATTCGCAGTACGGACAGATGAAGAGCGTCTACTCTGGCGAAGTGGAAGAGCTTGGCAAAATCAAGTCCAAATCTGGCGAAACGTCCGATGCTTACGCAAAGCAAGCGACTAAAGTCAACGAACTTGGTACTAAGATGGCCGAAACTACGGGCAAAATCAAGGACTTAGATCTTGCAGCTGGTGGCACACCACTCGCCCTCGCTAAGATGAAGGACAGCATGTCGCACGTCAAAGGCGGCTTGTCCGATGTAAAAAACAGCATTTCAAGCACTATATCGAAGTTTAAGGGCTTAGCCTTAGGCGCTGGTGTAGCGGCGGCTGGTGTCGGTGCGGCTTTCATGAAGTCCACCGAAGCGGCCAAAACGCTTGATAACACTTTCCGCGAAGTTACTAACTTAGCCGTTACGGGTGGCGAAAAGCAGTCTGAAGCGCTGAAAAATGTCGCCTTGATGGAACAGGATACTTCTAAGTATTCCAAGGAATACAACGAATCACAGAAAAACATCGCGGCTGGGTATGAAGACTTAGTCAAGCGTGGCTATACGTCACAACAAGCCCTTGGCGCGATGAAGTCAGAACTGCAAGCCGCCAAGGCTTCCGGCGATGGCTTTAGTGATGTGGTCAGCGTGGCTAGTCAGTCCCTTGAAGCTTTTGGGCTCAAGACTGACTCTGTCACTGGTATGACTAAGAACACGAAGAAGGTCGTCAATGAGCTTGCCTATGCGGCTGACGCGACCTCGACCGGGTTCAGCGACTTAGGTGTCGGCATGTCTTATGTCGGTTCCACAGCCCACCAAGCCGGTTTCAGTCTTTCTGAAACCGCGTCCGCTATGGGTATCTTATCCAACAACGGTTTGGAGGCGGACAAGGCCGGGACTGGACTTCGAAAAGCAATTAACAGCCTGATTTCCCCAACAAAGAGTGGTACTGAAGCGCTTCAATCCTTAGGATTGACGACCAAAGACTTCACGGATCAAAATGGAAATATGAAGTCCATGACTGATATTTTCGGGACTTTAAATGGCAAGATGGCCGATATGACCAAGACACAGCGTACGGATATTTTCCATGCGCTCTTTGGGACGACCGGGCAACAAGCCGGGCTTATCTTACAAGAAAACGCCAAACAACTTGGCGAATTAAACAACAAGGTCGCAGATTCGACTAAAAATAATTACGTCGGCAAGCTTGCTTCACAAAATATGAAGTCAGCTCAAAACGAGCTTGGCAAATTGAAGATGACTGCCACAGATCTCGGCATGACTTTTGCGAAGTCTGTCTTACCGTATGTATCACAGACCGCCGAAAAGCTTGCAACAGAGATGAACACCAAAGAATTTAGCGACGGCGTCCACGACCTGTCCGACGGGCTGGCAAACGCTGCTAAGCATGCCGCAGACTTCTTCGGATATCTGATCAAGCACGCCGATGACCTCGGCGGTATCACATCGAGTATCTTTACGATCGCTGGCGAGCTCGCAAAAGGTGTGTGGGATGACTTCGCTACGACGATGAAGATCATTGGCACCGCAATGGGCTTGACTTCATCAAACGCCAAAGACGCAAAAGACCCGCTTCACACGGTTAATGAAACTTTGAAGGCGATTGCTTCTCACAAAAAGGGTGTTGAAGCTGTCGGCGCAGCAGTTGGTGCTATCTGGGCCGTGGGCAAAGTGACGAAGTTTATTACTGCGCTTGGCGAAGCTAAGCGTGCAATGGTCGAGCTTGGTATCGTATCAAAAGCCACTGGTGGCGATATGAGCACTGGCGTCGGTAATGCGACTAAGGCGGCAGAAACGACAGCTAAGACTGCAGAAACAGCTGGAACAGCTGAAACAGCTGGAACAGCTGGGGAAGCGGCCGCCGGGGCTGCAGAAGCCACTGGGTCAGTCAGCAAACTGGCTACACTCGGAAAAGGTGCCTTAAGCGGTGCCAAAGGCTTTGCACCAGTCGCCGCACTCGGGTCGCTTGTCGATCTGATCGGCATCAACAACAAAAATAAAGGCGAAAAAATCGGGACTGCGTCCGGTAATTTAGCCGGTGGGCTAGGCGGTGCTGCTGGCGGTGCCGCTATCGGGTCAGTAATTCCCGGTGCTGGTACTTTGGTCGGTGGTGCCTTAGGTGCTGCTGGCGGTGCGCTTGGCTCGATGGGCGGTTCTAAACTCGGCGGCGAGCTTGGAAAACAGGTTCAAAAAGCATTTGATGGCAGCTTTAAGCCGACCGCTAAAAAAGTGGCCGTCAAGCCTGAAATGTCGAAACTTGCCAAAAAGCAGTATGAGAAAGACCAAGATGACTTGACCAACCCTGGTCGAATCAGCAAGGCTACTACTAAGATAGCCGCAAGCTACAACAAGATGATCGCTGACTTAAACAGCAGTGTGAAAAAGGCCAATGGCAAGCTTCGCCCGCTTAATACGACTACGTATAACGCGGATATGGCTAAGCTTAGCAAAGCTGGCAAAGCCGTGGATAAGTACTACAAGAGCCAAACCAAGGCCGGTACAGAGCACCTCAAGGTCTTACTGAAAAATGGCGATATCACCCAAAAGCAGTACGACAAAGATGTCAAGAAGCTGACCGACTCCAACAACAAGAAAGCTCAATCTGCAAAAGATAATGACACTAATATGAGTAAGCTACTCACCGAGTATTATAAGCAGACTAGCAAGACAACGGAAACGTGGGACAGCAAAATTCTTCAGGACGAACAGCTTTACGGCAAGAAGTCCACACAAGTGCAGAAGGACAAGGCCGCTAAGAAGAAAGCTCTTCAAACGGACGAATCCACTTACACCGATAAGATGAACGACCTTGAAAAAAATTCAAACGATAAGATGACCAAGTCACTCAAGACTTCGTCAAATAATCAAGTCGAAATCCTGAAATATTTGAAGGATAATGCGACAAAGCTTTCTAAAGCTAAACGTGAAGCCACGGTAAAAGACGCCGCGTCAGAAGCTTCTAGCGTGATCAGTAACGCGAAGAAGCTCCGTAAGTCAACCGTGGCCGAAGCGAATAGCAAGTACCGCGAGACAGTCAATGCCGCTAAGAAAGAGTATCAAGAAAACGGCACGATCTCGTACAAGCAGTACAAGGATATCGTAAAAAAGGCGCAGGACACTCGCAACGCTTCTAAGAAGTCAGCAAACGACAAGTACACAGACGCCGTGTCCGCGGCTCGTAAAGAGTACAGCAAAACGGTCAAGTTGGCGACTAAAAAGGAAACCGATATCGTCAACGCTGCCAAGAAGCAAAGAGACCAAGCCGAGCAAGCCGCAAAAGATGAAATGAATAAGACCATCGCCGCCGCTAAGAAGAAGTACACCGGCAACAGCGACTACGCTAAGCGACAGCGCAATGAAGTGACGATCGAAGCCGGTCGTGAGCATGACAAGGCCGTTGAAGCGGCAAAAGACAAGTACAAGAAGACCACCAAGAGTGCCAAGAGTCAGCGTGACGATATCACAAGCTATGCTGAAGACCAGCGCAAGAAGACTATCGACAAGGCCGATGACCAAAAGAAACAAGTTACGGCTGACGCTGAAGTCCAGCGCAAAGAGACTTCACAAAGTGCTAAAGATCAAAAAGACGAAGTCACTTCCGAATCTAACGACCAAAAAAATGCTGTCAACGACAACGCCGATAAAACCAAGAGCCACATGAATTCAGTGTGGGAGGGCATCACAAAAACCGTCGGAGGTTGGCTGGGTGGTATCGCTCACTCGCTTAACACTTCGGCAAAACACCAAAACGATAGCTTTAAGGCGTATGGCGGCTCTGGGTCGACCTTAGCGACTAATATCCCTGAAAAATATCCAGCTAAGCAGTATGCAACTGGTACAGGTATCTTTAGCGACATCCGCAAGGCGATCACTAAGCCGACCTTCGCCATGCTCAACGATGGCAATGACTCCCCTGAAACGGGCAACCGTGAGATCGCCTTCATGCCAGACGGCGGTATCTTTACGCCAAATGTTCCAAGGTGGAAAGGCATGCTACCGGCCGGAACAGAAGTCGCAAATGCGACCGAATCGAAGTTTCTAGCACCGTTACTTGGCTTAGAACACTTCGACACTGGTACAGGTATCTTACAGTCCGTCAAGAACTTCTTTGGCGGGGCTGGGAGCTGGTTCAAAGGCATTTGGGGTTCCATGAAGGACAAGATTTCGGCTGCTTCCAACATCTTAAAAAATAGCGATAAGAGTTGGGGGTCAGTCTTTAGCGTAGATACCAAGCTCCCCGGTGCGGTGGCTCAAAACCTCGCTGGAGCAACGCAAAAGAACTTCAACAAGGCCGGCTCGTCGTGGTGGAAAGAAGCATGGAATCAAATCAACGGCGCTATCGATGGTACAGACGGTGGCGCCGCAAGCGGCTTACTGGCCGCAGTAGAAAAGTATGGGAACGGAAAACCTTATGTATGGGGCGCGGTCGGGCCGGACAGCTTCGATTGTTCTGGGCTGGTCATGTACTCACTCAAGAAGGCTTTCAACATCCTTTACCCACACTTCTCTGGATCACAAATCGCGAAAGCAACAAGCATTTCAAAGGGCGACCTGAAAAAAGGCGATTTGATTGGAAACGATGAGCATATCGGTGTCTACGCTGGGGGCGATAAGTACTACTCCGCTATGTCGCCAAGTTCAAAACCCAATATCGGTATGAGTCCGATATCGACTTTTCCCGGAACGCCTAAGTATGGACGTGTCCAAGGTATCCCCGACGCCGATGAGGATAAGAGCAAGGATAAAGATACGACTAAGAGCACTGGCCTATCTGCTTTGGTACACAAGGAATTGGGCCCCGGTGTTTTCGATTGGATCGCTAAGAACCTTGCCCCATTGATGGAATCCGATGAGGGTGCCGGTATCAGCGGTTTTGGTGGTGCGGCAACGCCTAGCGAAGCCAAAGATGTCATCAAAAAGGCCATGAAAATTGCCGGTGTATCTGGCAACGATTGGCTTAATGGTATGGAAATCATCGGTCAACATGAATCAAATTGGCAGAACACCGTCAATAACTGGGATAGTAACGCCAAGGCCGGAAATCCTTCAGCTGGGTGGTTCCAGATGATTAAGACGACCTTTGATTCAAATGCTATGCCCGGCTACACATCGTGGCGGACACCACTTGACCAAGCTATTGCCGTGATCAGATATGTCAAAACGCGATACGGCGGTATTGGGAATGTTCCCGGCGTTAAGTCGATTGCAAACGGTGGGCCTTACTTGCCGTATGAAAACGGCGGCCTGATCGACAAAGAACAACTGATTCATGTCGCTGAAAATAACCAGCCTGAAGCGGTCATCCCGCTGTCGCAGATGAAAGCTTCGCGTGGGTATGAGCTACTGGGCAAGGTTGCCGCGATGTTTGCCACCCGTGACGGCGTACAGACCCAGCAGACGGCCCCAGCGGCTTCTACAAGCAAGATGGAACAGCTTCTGGATAGAAACAATAAACTGATGGAAATGCTTGTCAACGTCAATGATAGCCAGCTAGACGCGATGAAATCCACGCCTTCTGGTAATGGCTACGACGCCTTACTGACGCAGATGGGCAAATCCAAAAAGCTTAAAATGAATCAAGCTTTGTGAGGTGATGAAAATTGATTGATAAACTTTTTATTTTACGGGACGGCGAGCCCGAATTTGAGATCGGGGACGTGACAGGCGGACAAATCCAGCCGCTTTCTTTTGACGCCGGTGCACCACAGCCCACCACGATCTATACAGCAATTGCCGGAGCGGACGGAGAAATGCTAAACAGCACGACTTACGGGCCGACTACTGCTACGGCTACTTTCTTTCTGCGTGGAAGAGATATCTATGACTACAAACTGCAAGCCGCAAAGCTTTACAGCTTGCTGACCTCACGCAATCCTGTCAGGGTACGCGATGGGGTGGATGAGTACAAAGTAGCCTATCTGATTGCTAAGCCGATTACACTCACGCCACTCAACTTCACGGACGGAGATGTGACAGTGCAGTTTGACAATCCCGCGGGGTATCGACAGTCATATGACCGCTCGGACCAGCTCACACACTGGCAGCACGGTATGAACCTTCCGTCCGACTACATCCCGCAGTACACCTTTACGGAAAATGAATTTGACGTATTTAACGCAAGTGACTTCCGGGTCGACCCGTACAAGTCGCGCCATGATCTAAAAATCATTATCCAAGGTGTAAGTGGGAAGCTGACAGTCGAAAATCAAACGAACGGCACGACTTTTTCAATCACAAAAGAACTACAGCCGTCTGATCGCTTTGAAATGGACGGGGTGCATGCTATGCTCAATGGCGTTCCGGACTCGCAAGACACGGACTTTGGCCACATAGAGCTGGAAAAGGGAAGCAATCACATCATCGTAACTGGCACGATGACGGGCATCACTTTCAGTTTCCCCTTCGTGTACTTCTAATGTACACGCGCGATAAAATTTTGGTTCAGGACCGCAAAGGCCAGTATACGGAGGTCCTGACAGGTGTGGACTGGTCATCGGTCACGGTGTCGTGGGAAAAGAACGCTAGCTACACACTAAGCTTCAACGCTTATGATGACGGGTCGATGGCCTTCGGCTTACTTGTACCGGGGTGCTACATCTGGTGTCAAGATGAAGAGTACGTGATGGGCCAAACGTCTTACGACGATAACGGTTCGGTGCGTATGCTGACCGTGACAGCTACACAGTATATGTATGAGTCATCACACTACTATCAGCGTGATATCAAGTCAGGTACGCAGTCTTACTCGCTTGATGACGCTTTGAAATTCCTCTTCGACAAAAACGAAGGGGACTTTTCATATCGAATCGTAGGCGACTTTGAGGAAAAAGAATTGACCGACTTCGGAAACTGCTCGATACAGGACGGTATCGCTACGATCGTAGCAACTTTCGATAATGTCGTGGTCTATCCAGTCGCGCACCGTATCGACTTTTACTCTCACGATAAGTGGGTCGTAAAGAAGGACGAAGCCTTGCGCTACATGAATAACACGGACGAGATGACAGTCGATTGGGACCTCTCATCGCTTGTCAATCGAGTACGTGCCGTGGGGACGCCTGTCAGCACAGATATAGTCGGTATCCAGTCGGTCTATGGCGGTATCGGTACGATCAGCACCACAAATGATACCGTGCCGACTTGGAACTCGCCGTATAGCGATCAGGCTAAGACCGGTAAGACTCTGAAAAACGGTACGAATTGGAAAATCTCCCGCCAAGCCACGGGCGTAGGCTCGAATACTTGGTACGACTTAGGCGCGAATGACTGGGTGGACGGGCAATTTATTGCTTTCGACAAGGACGGCGACGCTGAACCGTCAGCCGAAACGGTTGAGAAAGTCAACGGAATCGGCACTGTCAAGCTTGATGACGGTGCAAAGCCGATACCGGTCTACAACACCTATCCGCCGAATAATCAAGCCACGGGGCAAACGCTGGCAAATGCCACTTCGTGGAAGATATCGGCACAAGTCACGTATCAAGGCAAGACGTGGTATCAAGTCGGCGGCGGTCAATGGGTCGACGGGTCAAGTTTTGACTTCTCAAGTCCTACCGACGTAGAACCGGCGGGACTGGAGGACGGGCAGAACACCTACTTCGACTCTTTCATAGTAGAAGATACAAAGTCTATCGCTCAATGGGGTATCCATGACGGGGCTGACGTATCAAACGCGCAGATGACTACTGCCGATACGATGAGGCAGTACGTACTATCGACAATGCAATCTAACCCCATGACAACGATCACGATCAACTATCGCGGTACTGATAAGATCAGACCCGGCGATGAACGCTATCTGCAAAATTACGTCGCGGGCTACAGCCAGTGGGTAGAAACCACGTCGATTACGTGGTATCCATTTGACGCCTCACAGCCAACACAAGTGACGCTAAACAGCGAGAAACAAGATATTCTTGATCTCGACGTAGCAGAACGCAAGCAGACGCTTAACGCTCTGATAGGCGTTGAAAACGGCGTGGGACAGACTACAAACAGCTTCACAGCGCTATCAAATCAATTTAATTCGTCATGGTCACAAAAGGAGGTCGATGCGTACTATGAGAACTAAAATATCCGCCGGTGGGAAGGTAATTCTACGCACGCGGGACAAAGCTGGTATCGTACGCGACTTAAATGTCGAGCGTATCAGCTACTCCCCGGACGGCTCTAAGTCATCCACAAAGGACGCTATCTTGCCAAACGGCTTCGCTTTCTCAACAGAAGACAAAGCAGAAATGGCGAGCAGCGGCATTATTTTGCCCGATAAATCCGGTGGTTTGCACAAGCTTATCGTAGACGAAGAAGGAAATCTCACAACGGAGGAGGTGTAGAAAATGGCATATGACTTGAAAACACTCGAAACCGACTTTCCGAACGGATACGATGACGAATATCGCCAAAAGCTAGTGGATAACTTCACAAACTTAAATCTGTACTGGTTGACTGCTTTAAACAATATCGTGGCTGATAATCACTATCAATACGGTTTTATCACGGATAATCAAAAGGCTATCAAGCAACTTCAAGATAATCTTGCGGCGCTTGTGGACATCTTAGGCACCTACGGAATCCCCCTCGGCTACGATGCCGACGGGAATATCGTGGATACATCACAAGACGATTACGATGACGACGGCTCTCTATAATGGAGAGCTTTTTTAATGGAAGGAGAACGAAAATGGCAGTAGTTAATCCGGCCTATCGAGCCGACTATAACAATCACATCATTCCGGTTGATATTTATAAACAACTCACGGATGGTGCAACAATACACGACATCAGCGATTACTATAATGCACGTCAGGGTGACAACGAAACGCCGCTCATGATTCGCTATTACAAGAATTACGTCCCAGTCAGCAATGTGAATGGCTTCTATCCATTCGTAGAAGGAAATACTGGTACTCCTGATGAAGTTAATAATCTTAACAACGGTAACTCATATAAAACGACTTGGTATGGAAAGACCAGCGACATTCAAGAAGGCGGCCTTGCATGTCTGCGCCTTCCCGCAGCTTTCTTTCCAACCACTGGCGTTTTCGTGGGCCACTTTGGTCTCATGAATGATCAAACCGGACGGCGTTATACTACCGCCGATGTGACTTTCAAAGTCGAAGGCGATGGGGCGAATATGTATATCGACACGGCACCGTATCGGTCCGATTGGCAGGCGTTCATAGATCAAGCCAAGCAAGATAAAGCGGCTACGATTCAGGAAATCAAAGATGACTACAGCAATGAAATTGGTCCACTAAAAAATCAAATGGTTTCTTTGACTGATCAAGCCGGAAAGATTCAAGGCCAATTGAACGCAATTGATTTTGTCGGTCATGGCGACTTTGATAAATTATCACAAGAAGTTCAAGACCAACTTAAATCCGGTTTAGAAGCAGCAGGCACGTTGCAGCTCAATGGCTCATATGATTCTGCCGCTGCATTACAGGCTGCACTTCCGAACGGTGGAAATGGACTGTATACCACAACTGACACAAATCACCTATATGCCTGGAACACGAAAGACAAGACTTGGAGTGATCTTGGTGGCCTGGGATTTGGAGAACAGCAGAAGGAAGATGCCTACGAGTACGGACTTGATCAGGAAAATTTCTTCAACAATTCGGGCCTTCGCATCGCCGGACAGACTGATCCCTACAAGCCGATCATAAGCTCTAACGTCGCTCTTAGCTATGTCAAGGAGCAGGACGGATACAACTGGGTCCGCGTACGAGGTACAGACAACACAAGCGACTACAAAGGCGTTCGGCTCGATTATGATTTGTCCGGAAACCACTCGGAGCGCTACTGGATCCCGGCCTCTCTTGACTTTATCTTGCGCAGCTATGAACCTGGGGAAAATCAGTACCGAGTCGATGTCGTTTTCGATTTGACTGACGGAACCAAAATTGCAAAGAATGTCAGTGCTTTCACGGCATCATACAATTTGAATACCAACATCAGCTTAGTGGCACCAAGCGCGTCACAGCTTGGTGCGGATCAGAGCATGATTGCTTCTGCGCACTATAATATTTGGAGTGATCGCAATGACGGTGTGGATTTCAAGGTGACTGGAGCCCGTGCCAAAGTCATTCCAGAAAATGACGTTGATCAAAGCCCAGATAGTGAGCTGTCCAACAACAGCTTGATTAAAAACGCAGATCTCAAGCGTGGATATAGCTTTGGACCATATGCAGCGAATTTATCGAGCGTAGAAACAGCAGCGCTTCTCCCCAACAGCTGGGGCAAGAATTGGGTCAGTTTTACAGGCGATGAAACCACGCCTTGGAAGGGATCACGGACATACTTCGATTCTGAAAAGGATGGCAACCAGTATCTTAACAAGCATCTTACGGGGCTTGTACGGTCTAGTGTAGCCGGTGAGTCCGACTATAGTCTTGTCGTTGTTTACACTACAGCGGCTGGATCACAAAGCTTAGTGATTGATAAGGTACACCTAGGTGCTTATACCACGCGACTAGACTATGTGATCCCGTCTGCTAAAAGCGTCGGGATTACTGCTCCCGTGACAAGCGCACACATCGAGCTAGTGACTTCCAAGGCGGACCACTTCTACATGCAAGTGACCGAGTGGAAGATCTCAAATCTCAGTGAGATAGATGCCAGACACTCGGACAACATCTTTGCACTCAGTGACCTTTCAGGCAATTACAATCTTGACATGGTGGGCTCACTAGGTATGACACGCTCGGTAGCAAGCTGGGGCGGCGACCCTTGGGTAGAGTTTAAATCCGATCCGATGAACTCCCAGGATTGGCAAGGTGCATGGTACCATTATCGTATCAAGGATAGCAGTATGAGTGCTAAGATCGGATTCGATGTCGTACCAAAGAACTTAAAGACAAAGTCCTTCTTGGTGACTGCCCGGTATGAGTGGCTCGACACCTCTGGCCAGAAGCAGACGATGTCAATCTCGCTTGCGACCGTCAAGACTGACTTGATGTTGAGAAATGGGGTCCGCGGTCTGACGGTGCCGAGCCCCGATTCGCAAGGCCTGACTGGTGTATCGACAGTGACAATCATTCTAAATCCAAGCAATCGCTCCGATAAGGACCTCGACTTCTTGATCTCGAACGTCCACGGATCATTTGAGCAGATGAGCCCACAGACGCTTGCCACCACCGATCTTCATCTTATCCCAAGTAGCTTTGGACTTCGCTACGGTAAGTCATCCTTCAATGGCACGGCTGCGGATGAGTTTACCGATGATGTCACGCATGCTTCATGGCGTGGGGCATGGTATGGCTATCAGTCTGATCTGGTCGCGTATACCCATGACGCTACGGTGGATTTTAAATTTATCAATTCCGCACCGCTGGCAACTCGGCTTCTTCTATCTGCACGCTACGACAGCTATGACGCTAGTGGGACACAAGAATCGCTCAAGACGATTTATCTTGGGAGCGTCCCGGTTACGGGTGGCCAGACGCTTATCAAAGGCATTAAAATTCCAAGCCCACGGTCGCAAGGCTTCGCTAGCGGTGCGGTTGATCATGTGACACTTATCATTAATCCTGATAACCATGCGACTGCTGGGGTCCACTTCTGGATTCAGGAGATCCGTGGAACTCTTTACGACGACTCGGCCGTAGATGCTTCACTTGATAAGCAGCGGCTTCCGGTCGTGAGCCTGCAAGGAGACTTCGACAGCATGACGGCTGATAACAAGGTCATGATGGGTTTCAAGTATCAGGATCACACGCGGACAATCGCAGGGTACTCCAAAACCAATTGGCAGGGCGACAGCTCAACGCGCTTTCCGGAAAAAAACTTCAAGCTCAAGCTTTACTCCGACTCTGATGGTGATAGCAAGATGAAGATCGTGCCATCGCCGACTTATGTACCCGAAAATGAGTTTAATCTGAAGGTCAACTGGATCCAGCCGCAGGCGGCGCGGAATCTGATTGTCGCTGACCTTGTACGTGAGATGACAGCAGCTCGGAAGAGCCTCGATAGTCATCTTGCCGCCGCACCGAACTACGGTCAAGTGCAAGGCTTCCCGGTCATCATCATGCTTAACGGGCTCTTCTACGGTCTAGGCACCTTCAACACGTCTAAGAGTGATGTACTTTTTGGGATCGATGAGGATGACCCCAAACAATTCGCGATTGAAGGCTGGAATACGACAGCCGCTAACTGCTTTAACTCAAGCAGTGCACGCATCGATTCTGACGACTCTACGGCTGATTTCTCACTTGAGTCTGACGGGGATGTGACTGATGAGATGACTACAAGCGTCAATGCGATGTTGAAGTTTGTGCACGAGTCGAATGATTCCGATTTCAAAGCCGGTATCGAAGATTACTACGATGTGGATTCTGCGATCGACTGGCAGCTCATCATGGAAGCTGCCGGGTTAGCCGATGAGCAAGCAAAAAATATTATCCATGTCACTTACGACGGGAAAAAGTTCCACGCATTAAATTACGATCTTGACATCTCGTGGGGAAGCGGCTGGCTGGGGAATAATCCGACGGACAACGCTGCCGATTACCTTGGTAAGTCGCAGAGTAACCTTCTGAACCGCATTGTGAAGCTCTTTCCGGAACGCGTTAAAGCTAGATATTCCGAGCTCAAGACCGATGGGATCCTGACCACAAAAAATATTCAAGGAAAGTTCCGCGACTTCGTGAACTCGGTTGGTGAGGAGAATTACGAAGCAGACCATGCGCGTTGGCCTGATAAGACCTCGTATGACACGATTTCATACCAACAAACCATGCGAAACATCAAGGAGCGTATGGACAACTTGGATAAGCGCGTAGCGGCGTTGGGTTAGCTAGATAGACAGAGACGAGCGAAATGAGACGAAAAAGGAAGTGAAGACATGATTTCGAAAATTAAATTGCATCCGAACCACACGGCGCTGGGCGTGGGTTTGATCGCGATCGGACTATGGCTTGTAGCTAACGATCGCTTTTTTATTTGGCCGCCTTATGCAGTCGACCTCGCTAATGATGACGTTTGGGGAGCACTTGTCATGACAGTCGGTGCGGCACTGCTTGTGTGGGTGCTTGACGACGGCCGGTCGATCCGCTGGAATCGGTACCTACTCATCGCAAGTGCCGGTATCATGGCGTTTCTGACGGTATACCAATTCATGATCTGGGCTGTGACGGGCATGTATCATAGCTGGATCTCAAACGCGATTATCACAGCCTTCGTGCTGATCATGGCACAGAGGAGTGATACACGACATGACGACTAAGATCGTAGTTGCATACGTACCATACTTGGCCGCAATCATCGCCGCAGTCGTGTCTTTCTTGAGCTATCGACTTAGCAAACAGAAGACAAAGCACGACGAGGCGATGGACTTGTACGACAAAGTGTCGGCCGATAATGACCGGCTTCGCAAGGAAAATGACGATTTGAGAAAAAGAATCGAGGAGTTAAAAAATGCAAAAATGGATCAGTGACTTTATCAGCGGCGGCGGCCTAGTCTTCACGCTGGGCTTGCTTGTCTATATCTATACCACGGGCATCCGACCGTGGCTTGAGGCGCGTATCAAAACTGAAAAGGACGCGAAAACGGTGGCGAGCTACAAGCTCATCGAGCAGTGGGCCGACACCGCAGTCTACGCCGCACAGCGCCAAGGTGGGACGGGCTTGGAAAAGAAGACCATTGCTGTGCAAGCAGTTCGACAGCAAGCTGACGATCATAAAATCACGGTCGACGCCCAGCACGTATCGGCCGTGGTCGAGAAGGCTTATGCCCAAAATGCGCCTGTACTGGACGCGGTCTACTCGGATAATTCCACACCCGAAGAAGTGAACGCGGCCCCAGGACCCGCCTCACAGCAAGCCGATGACGGGGCAATTCTTCCCCAGCAAACGCAAGGGGAGGCGGTGCAGAATGGCTAAAACACCACTCATCGACGTTTCCAGCTTTCAGCCGACAAGCAACGCTTACTTCGCAAATGTGGCGAGTTCCGGCAATAAGGCCGTGATCGTGAAGATCTCGGAAAGCACGACGTATCACAACCCCAGTGCCCCCGCGCAGTTACAAGGGACGTGGCGTAACGACATGCAAGCCCACGCCTATCACTTCAGCCGTTTTGTCGGCGACTCCGTGACGGCTGTCCGTGAAGCAAGTTGGTTCACTGCCCACGCCAAGGCGGACGGGCTCGGGCCGAGTTCCGTACTCTTTCTCGACTATGAGGAGCAGGCCGGCAATTCGGCCAGCAACACAGCCGCTATCATCGCCTTCTTGAAGACTGTCGTCGCGAACGGTTTCCCACGTGTGGGCTTCTACAGCTACTACGGCATGAGGGGCCTATGGGACATCAACGCGATTCGTGCGGCTTTCCCAGACCTGATCTTTTGGCTCGCAAACTACGGCAATTATATCGGCATGGACGGTGTGGACGTCTGGCAGTACAGCGATAAGGGCTACTACGCCGGACAGCAGACTGACTTAAACTACGACCTGACCGGGCGCTTGCTCGGTGGGTCGACACAGAAGAAGGAAGATGAAGATGAAGTGAAGTGGGACAGTATGAATCAGGTCGTACCGTACAATCGCGTCGGTATCGCGTATACCACACGAGCAGCGCGGCTTTACGATAAGCCGGCAGTCGGTGGAAAGGTTATCAAGAACCTCGCAAAGGGCACGGCATGGGCGATCACGGCCGTCAAGGGTAACTTCTTGTGCTTAGGTGGCAATCAATGGATCGCCAGCGCTGACGCAGTAGTCAAGCTCAACAACGGCGCGATCGACGGCGACTACGTAGGAACATATGTACAGGCGAAGCAGCTCATCGGCTTGCGCAACACGCCTTCACAGTCTGCCCACGATGACAAGGATATCACGGCCAAGGACGGTGTGTTTGCGGTGGTCGGCCAGAGCAAGCAGTCTGACGGCCTGTGGGTCAACGTCGGCGGTTGGGCACCAATCAGCGATTTCAACGTGATTTTGTAAAACCGAACAAAATACCTTCATGGCATAGAAAATCGTTCGGATTGCGTCCAGGAAGCTTTCTTTTGATTTGCTCACGAAAACGGCGTAAACGCCGGTGTGACGGGATTGCCTATTTAAATTTTCTTTTGAAAATATGGCTCACTCTCTTATGAGGGTGGGCCTTTTTTGTGTGCAAAAAAATAATTTAAAAAAGTTAAGTAGACTACTTGACTAATACGGTAAACCGTACTATTATAATAAGTGTAGATAAGCAAAAAGAAAGCGGGTATTCAATCATGAACTACAAGAACGAAGTTGCTAAACAAATTACAAATCACATTGCAGGAATCTTCCGGCAAATTTCAGTTAATAGTGAGCTCAATTTAGAAGAAGGGCAAATTATTTCTACTAAAAAAGCAGAATCTTGGTCAAATGAAGGCGAGTTTGCTATTGAAACAAAACGCAATATTGATTATGTATTTACAGTTATTAACGAAGTTCCAGTTCATGAAGTTGACTACAACAATGAAGAAGAAGTTGAAGAATTAGACGCCGTTGAAGCTGAACGTGAAGTGCTTGTACCTGCCGGAACCAAATTTGAGATCATGGATATCGGTATTGATTTAGATCTTGAAGAATTAGGCTATCTTCCAGTCGAAATTAAATATATCGCAGACTAACAAGGTGATAAAATTGATAGACGAATTTTTGAAAAAATATGACTTGACACGGTACAAAGTTACGAAGCTTACTGGCGTTACCGCTAGCACGCTGCAGTATACGAATGGGCTCGATGATGTTAGCAAACTTCAAGTCAAAACACTGATGGTGCTGGCCGAGGCGGTTGGATTAACGCCGGGTGAAGTATTGAATGAGATGATTGAATTGGAAAGCGACCGTACTAAATGATATTCAATAAATAAAAGGGCAAGTACAATAATGTACTCACCCAGTGGGCTGCAAGCAGCCATTCATTTGATTAAGTAAATTATTGCATAATTTAGATAGAAGGTCAAATAATCAACATGTTGTGGTCTGCATCGCTCTCAAACGTGTTATTCGGCCGTAATTTTTTAAAAAAACACTATATATTGTGTTTTGAAACTTTTAATGACGCCTAGCCGGAAATCCTGTGACTTTAGTCATGGGATGGATAGGCCACTATTGAGCCCCTTTATGGGGCTTTTTGTTTGTTTCTGTATATTTTTGGTCATTGATATATTTCTCTACAACTTCTTTGCTCATATTGCCCAATGTACTCATATAGTAACTTGGCGACCAAAGATAACCGCCCCAATATTGGCTACGTCGTATTTCTGGATGATTTTGTAAAAAAATATAGGCACTACGTCCTTTGAGCGCCTTAATGGCACTAGCCGGCGCTTTGCTTGGCGGAAAACTGATCAGCATATGAATGTGATCCGGCATGACTTCCATCTTTTCGATTACGATGTCATTGTTATCTGCAACTTGCTGCAAGATGGCTTTCATTTCGTTAGATAAGGCCTCGGTTGTAAAAGTCTGATTGCGATATTTAGTTACCCAGATCAAATGGTAATGGAAATTATAGATATAACGACGAGTATAAATGGCCGCTGTTTGATTACAATTTTGGTTGGTCAA